CGAGGAACCCAATCGCCGCACGGTTCTCGTTGGCGGTCAGCACCTTGAGGCACCGCAGCGTGTGTCCGCTCCAGGTCCAGTCGCGGATGGGCCGGAGACCGCGGGCCGCCTTGTAGTCCGGGTAGCCACTGCGCCCCGACTGGCCGGGCTTCAGTGGTGCCGCCGCCTGGTCGTAGATATTCTGGCCGCTCTGAATGCGCGCCCGAATGGAATCCGCCAGCACCTGCGCGAAGCCCTGCATCTCATACGCCGTGTATGGCGAGTAAACGAACCGGGCACGGCGGATGACGGTCTGGAATCTGGGCATAATCTATCGTTCGTAGGACAGGGAAGCGACAACTCTCTGGGATGGGCGTTATGCGGCAACTGGAGGCCGAACGGCCCAACTTCCGGATGGCGCGAGACACGATAGGAATCGCAATTGAGGAGGACTGGGGTTGATCCCAAGTCCGCCCCGTGGCACAGGCTCAGACTGGCCCGTCAATGTTCTCGAATTGATGCCGATCCAAGAGCAGTTTGGTGCTAGGCCGTTACACCGTTAACATGTAGCTAGGTCCTATGCCGACTATCCAGTCAATGGAATTGCCGATTCCGAAGAATTGGCAGGAGTTCGAGACCATCGTTCGAGATGCGCAAGCCCAGCGCTGGAAGAGCACCTCGCTTCAGAAGAACGGTCGACCTGGACAAGAGCAGCATGGCGTCGATATCGTTGGACCGGATGAGTTAGGGCGCCTCGTTGGTATACAGTGCAAACGCTACAAGACTCCTTTGACGTTAAAGACCGTAACGGATGAGATCGGCAATGCCGAAAGCTTCAAAGGGAGGCTTTCAGCTCTTTTTATCGCGACAACGGCGGACCACGACGCAAAGCTGCAGGAGCAGGTGCGAGAACTATCAGACAAGCGCGTCGTGGAGGGCAAATTCGCAGTTGCGCTCCTGTTTTGGGACGAACTCGTCAGCAGTCTTCTCCTTAATCCCGGAGTGGTCAAGGCTCACTACCCGCAAATCCAACTCATCAGCCCTGATGTCGTTGACAGGGAGCGACTCATTGCTGCTCTGGAACTAGGCTACTTCGGGGCCGATCTCTGGGATGCCATACAGCTTGTGTATGGCGAGGTTGGATTCATGGCGCAGGCAGATCCTGATGAATTCATCGCGGCGTTGCGAATACTTCAGTGTCGAGCTCAGCAACTGCTGCCACCCGACGATGCCGCTCCAATCCTCGATTCACTGCGGGAAATCCGTAGTGGATGTTTGAAGCCCAAGAAGGCGGTGTCGGATTGGAACCCCGTTGAAATTCACGCTAAGCGGGTGTCATCTCGCCTTCACGGCGCGTTATCGCTCATCTCACTTGCGGAATCCAAGGTTCTTGATCTCGGACTGCAGCTAGGCCGGGTGTACCACCACGCAGATGATGTTCCAGACGCCCAATTTCGGAGTCAGGTGGAGAAGAAGGTCCGAGCTGTGCTGCCGGAGACTAGCGGACCTGCAATCCGGAAGGTATTTTTCTCCGCGAAGAGCTCACGCTTCGGATACCAATGGGGGGGACGGATTTACTCGTTCCTCAATCGTGAGCTTCGCTACAGCCACTGAGCACGTTATTCGGAGTTGATGCACGTAACTCTCTGCATCGTGGTTGATTAGTACCGCTAAATGCCGTTGCCCTTCTACCTCCCGGATCGTCGCCAAACCGGAAGCAATCCACATGAGCGAGTTCCCAAACCGGAACCTGGCAGAGTTCCACAATGAATCCATAGCCTTACCGCCGGGACAACTTGCGGATCAGAAGCTCCTGGAAGCTCTGTGCGCCGCTGTCCTCGGTCGATATCTGCTCCTGGCGCGCGGCTTCAATCATCTCCATCGCGCGGAATTCTTGCTCCGTAATGTCTGAAAGGGTGATGGTCAGGCCCATGGACTTGGCGCCCATGATCCGGAAGCACCGCCGCACCAGCACGCCGTTGGGCGTGTCCATGGCCTCATCCAGCAGGTTCCTGGGGCAGGCTGGACCATGGCTGACATCGATGGCCTTCCACCCGGCGCCGCACGCCGGGCATCCCTCCAATTCCGTCTGCGCCGAGTAGCCGCACTCCCGGCAGCGGAACACCCTATCCGGGCACTCTTGCTCCGGCCCACAGAGCGTTCCCTGGCGCAACACCGACCGGATGAGGAAGTGCACGCCCGGACCCTCGGGGGACTCGGGCGTTGCTATTCCGGGTCGTCGTCTCCCTCAATCGCCAGGGACCCGATCACCTCGGACACCGCCGCCGACTTGTGCACGATGGGCACCGCGCCGGCATACCCTTCGTGCGAGACATGCAGCTTGTCGTAAAGCGCGCCACTCGGCTCCAGAAACGCCCGCGTCTCGACCGAGCGCCGCGCGGCGACCACGCTCGTCGAAGCCCTCTCGTGGTCCTGCATCTCCTTGGCGGTCGGCATGCGCAGCACATGCGTCGCCCTGGCGCCGGGGACCTTCATAACGATCCGGTAGTTGATACCTTCGCGCTCCACGCTGGCGATGGTACACCGTTCGATCCGGCCGATCACCATCCCGGCCTCGGCATCGTCGAACTCCGGGCCATCCTTGTCGGTGCGGATCTTGGCGAACAGTTCCGCGTTGATCTTCGGCAGATCCACGTCCTCGCTCTGCGACTTCCCGCGCCCGAGAAAGTGCCGCACGGTGCGCTGGGCGCGCGCCCAACCGCACCATTCTTCATCCGAGGGGAAACGCACCTCGCAACGCTTCTCGCCGCCCGAAAGGATCGGCACTACGAATGGCTTGGTGGCGTCAAATAGGGGTGTCTTCGTCTGTTCCATATCTCCTCCAATCCGTTATTGGCAGATGCCGTTCTGTGGCGTTGTGACCGTCACGGTCACAAGGCCGTTGGTGGCGTCGTAGAGCTGCACACCGGTAATCTGGAGCGTCGCGATGCCATCCGTATTGCCAAGTTCCACGACGTTGAAGCCCATCTTCTGGATCAGCATCGAGAAGGAGTTGTTGGCGTCGCGGGTCATGGTGAACGTCGCCGTCCCGGTGGTCAGTGCGATCAGGCTCGCATACTCCGTCGAGCCGGCCTGGACACGAACCACAAACTGCACAGTGAAGGTCCGGTCGCCCCACTCGAAGCGCCCCTGGATCTGATAGCCATCCTGCGATCCCGAGCCGGGAAAGAAGCCGGGCCGGAAGTTGTTCTCCCAGGAGGCGTCCATGGAAAGGAACTGCTTCGCGCTGCCGCCAGAGAGGTAATTGACGCCGTTGAAAGTCAGCGCGGTAATCATGCCGGCGTTGAACTCATGCGGCGTAACGGCGGCGGGCAACGTGATCCCGCTGGGCGACGTGTACATGCCCGTCGTCACGCATTCCACCGAGCACATCGCGCTGGCGCGGCCTGGCGAATTCTTGATGGAGAGCTTCCATCCTTTGACCGCGCAACCCACCAGCATTTCGTCCAGCACCGCCGAGCCACCAGGCCGGATCTGCTGCACGAACGAGAAATACGGCAGCTCGAGGCCGGTAGGATTCGTGGCGCCCAGCGCCGGAGTGATCACATACACGTAGGGGCCGGTGCCGCTCAACACAACATTGCCGAGGGAGAACGACATGGCCCAGGCCAGGATCTCCGACGAAGCGTATTTCGAAATCTCGAACGTCGGCATGTTGTAGTGCGACTTGAACAGTTGGGTGGGGAACTCGTGGCCCTTGCCGACCTCAGCCCGGTCATCCTCGTTCACCGGAACCTTGGCCCAGGGTTTGGTATTGAGGTTCGTGTGACGCCACATCGCCGCCACCAGGTTGGCGGTTCCGATGGCGGTCTGCTTGCCGAAGCCCCACCCATTCATCAATTCGTTTATGTTAGCCATGGCTACTTTTCCTCCTCGGCCGGGCTCGCCGGCTGCTCGCTCGCCGGCGCGGGCACTTGATGCCACCCCGCCGACATCAACGGGCTCAACGCGGCCGCGGTGGCCTCGACTTCCTTGATTTCGTCGTCTTGCGGAGACTTCATGAATACCTTCATCGTTCGATCTCCAGAGTTAGGGGTTAAAAGACTCGATCAACCGCACCGGGACCTCGAAGTACTCAAAGGTGGTCCCATCCGCGCTGATCACGACAGTGTTACGTTGCGAGTTGGGAAGTTGGAAATCCATCGGCTCGCAGTTCGGATCGATGGGGGTGTGCAGCATCTTGAGGCTGCCGCCAACCGGAACGTCGTTCACGATCCAGTCGCAGATATCCTCATAGCCCACGTCTTCGATTTCCGGCGCACGAAGATACAGCGAGTAGTTATGGGCGTAGACCTGGGCACTGCCCAGTCTGCCGGGCCCACTGCCCTGCCAGACGATCATGATCGATCCGAGCGGCATCGACAGGATGGCCTGCCTGGTGTTGTTCTGCGTGCGCTGGCCGAAAACAACGCGGTTTTCACTGTAGTACTGGATGCTATCGGCATCGCCGCCCAGCGCCTCGAGCAGATTGGGCAGGGACTGAAGCGCACCCACGAACTCCAAACCGATCTTTTTCGCGTTGATCATAGTGCTTACGAGGCAGCGATAATCCACTTACAGAGCATCGCCAGGACAGCCGCAACCATAGCGCCGGCGCAGATCTCTGCAACCAACTGGAGATGAGCGTCGAGTGAGGCAAACAGGCCCACCCACGCTATCAGCACCACGGCCATACAGATTCGCTCGAACATTGATTCGTTCTCTCTGCTAATTTGTCGCCTGGCCGGCCCGCAACGTCAACGAGAGTTGCGCCATCCCGTAAGGATCGGGCTGGCGCACCGCGGCCACCACGAACTGCAATCCCCAGGCGGTCACCCAATCGCCGCGCTGGGGCGGCGCCAGCAGGTCGGCAGGGTTGACCCCGATCCCTTCGAAGTTGGCCGCCGCCCCGGATTCCTCGCGAACCCTGGCATCTCGGACGACCACAATAGTGAGAGGATCTCCGACCGGGACCCCGCCCTCGACCGGTTGATACACCACCGGCTCGCCAAACGCCTGCTGCATGATAGCGTTCGCCGCCGCGTCGATGGTCGCCCAATCAGACATGGATCAGAGAGAAAGACGGGGCGGCACAACAACCGCCCCAACCCGGCGTCGCTGCTACGCGTTGGCGATGGAATAGAGGACCCACACCTCGATCACGCCAGCGGTCAGCGGGCCGGAGGCGACCGTGACGTTGATCTTTCCGGCCGCAGTCATCTTGAATGGGGTGGCCGCGCACGTGGGTGCGACCACCGCATCCAAACCAAGCGACGCCTTGCCGGTTGCGGTCAAGATGGAGTTGGATGCGGAGCCAGCAGCGGTTCCAATCGCGACCGTGGCCGATCCCGATGCGGTGACCGCGGCGGTGGAGTTCACTACGCCGCCAAACACCACGGCATTGTCGGGAATGGTGTCGCTGTTGGCCGGAGTGCATGTGGCGCCCCCGTCTACGGAATAATCGTAGAGCGCGTGCGCGACTCTGACGCCGTTGACCTGGCCGGAGAAGCCGGGCACGCCAAAGAGCACGACATCGACGGTCGCGTCTCCGGTCAGTTGCGCCGCCTCCGCGTTGCCGATCAACAGGTTGCTGCCAGCCGTGCTGGTGGCCTTTTTGGCGGTGTCGTCCCAATAGACGAGATCGCCCTGCGCAAAGACGCTGGCGTCCTTCACGATCCGAACGACGCCCTTGACCTGGCCCTCCACTGCGGCACCGGACACTGCGTCTCCCGAGGCCACGGCGAAGATGTTGCCGACCTTGAAACCGGCGCCCGAAAGCACGTCATAGGGCGCGGTGAGCGAGAGGACTTCTCCTCGATGCACGAAGTTCTTCATGGTTTGTTTTCTCCTGATTTTTGGAAATCGGGCGGCGCAAGCCGCCCTGTTGATTACCCTTACGGTCGTGCCCTTACGCGGCTCCCGTATTCTTCTGCATGCCGCGGTATTCGATGGCCGCGGCGCCGAAGTCCATGCGCGCCTTCATCTCGACGCCATCGACCTCGAAGCCCTGCTTGGTCTCGAAGTACACGCCCTCCTGACCCTCGAGGAAGCAGTACTCGACCGTGTCGATCTGGGCCGGATCGGCGAAGAGGTACCAGGCGGTGAGGCTGCTGTCGTCGAGGCGCGGTTCTACAACCGGGACCAGACTGCGCACCCACTCCGGAACGACCTTGGTCTGATCCGAGGACGCGATGTTGATCGGATAGATCAACTGGAGGAGGTAGCCTTCCAGCGCCGCCGGAACCGCAACGTACCTCGGGACCAGGTTGAGATGCGTGCCGGCGGGACCCTTCTGCACGCGCATCTGTGCCCGCGCCTTCGTTACTGCCGTCAGGGGGTTGGCCGAACCCACCGTCGGGTCGATTGACGTGCCGGGCGTGCCGCTCAACAGGTTTTTGTGGTTCGCGTGGAACAGCGCGGTGCTCACGGTATCTCCGGCATACTTGGCCGCCGAAGCGCCGGTGATGACGGACCAGACCGTCGTGCTCTGCCGCTGTGCGGCGGCCGAACCAAGCTGTTCCGATACCCGCGTGAAGGCCTGGAGGTCATCGTTGATGATCGAACGCCGGGTGATGCGCACAATGCCCCCAAATTCGGCCAGCGAGTAGCTCACCCCGGAGTCGGTCAGCGTCGCCGTGCGATACTCGCCGCTTTCGCTCAGCGGAGCGAGCTCGGCCAGATCGTGCAGAGCCATGCGGTTGATCGGCTTGAAGTCGGCAGCGGTCGTCTGCCGGCAGAACGGCCGGAAGGTCTGCGGGAACGCCTGATACGCCTGCCGGAGCGTCTTGTTCGCGACGTTGGCCAGGATCGAGGGGAAGTCCGATGTGGATTCCGCGCCGCCCCCGAAATACGAGCCGCTCATCCCGATGAACTCCGGAAGCTTGCGATAGTTCAGTGCCTTCTGCGCAATCATGTCTTTCGACATGCCGCGCGTGCTGATCCCCGCCGCATTGAGGGCCTCGCGGGCCATCTCCATCAGACTGAACCCGACAAATTCCCGCGCCATCTCCGCACGCTGCCGCTGCACTGCGGGCGTCTCGTTGCGGTAGAGCATCGGGTCGATGCGGAACAGGATCGCTTCCTGCATGCACGCGAGTCTGGTTTCCCCACCATCGCGGGTGATCGCGATGTGCTCCTGCGTGTCGTGGCGGCCTCCATCGACCGTCCGGCCCGCCATGGCGACCAACTCCTCCTGGATCTTGGCGCGCGCATCCGCCAGCGTTACTCCGCTATCGATCATCGCGTCCACGAATTCCTGGGTGAGGCCGTACTTCGCCATGGGCTTCCCGATGGCGCGGATCTCGGTCGCGGTCGCGAACCGGCCCCTGGCATCTTCGGCCGATACGCCCGAGGCAATCAGCGTGGTTGCCAGTTTCTCCATATTGAAGCTGGCGCCCAGCGCAGTGATGCCGCTCACCCGCTGGCGCTCCAGCCTCGCTCCCTCGGCGCGCGCCGCGTCGAGTACCACCTGGTCGTTACGGGCTTCCGTGCCCGGCTGAGTCGTTGGTTCCATTGTTTCCCTCGTTGGGCTGGTTGCCCGTCCTGCATCCGCTCCCACCGCGGATAAAAACTGCGTACTGAAATCCGCCGGCACCGTGATGGCCGACACCTCGAATGGCTCCCAGTCGCTGGCGACAAATACCGGCGCCTGGCTGCCGCTCGGGTGCGGCGCCATGGTGCCGTTCCCGTTCTGGTCTTTGGCTGGCGCCTTGCTGTAGACCCAGGTGCCGAAACTGAGGTTCCGGATGCGACCGGAAACGATTCCGGACCACAGCCGATCCGTATCCTCGTTCTCGCCCTCGACGCCGAACTGGAGCGTGGCCATCCCCTGCGCTCCATCGGCCCACGCCTTCGCGACCGATCCCCGCTGCGCCTTGGACCCGACCTGGCCGGCCACCATCGAACGGAGGTCCAGCCCGCTCATGTGGCAATCGAACACAGGCGCGCCCGCGTTCAACCGCTCCATGCGGCACCCCGCCATATCGAGGCGCAGCATGTATGGCTCGCCGGTCACCGGGTCCATCCGCGGCACCGTGGCGCCCCCGTACCACACCACATCCACCGTGCGGTTTTTCGCGTCTGCCGTCGCCGGCTGGAATGAAATCTCATCGTCTGCAGCGGCAAATACCTCGCCGGGGCCGGTACCTGCGGGCGCGCCCGCTTGTTCGATGTTCGATTCTCCCTGCATCATCGACCTCCTTACGTCAGGTATGTGCGCGTCGTGTTGTCCCAGGCGCGCGCAGCATGGTTTGAGCCTGCAAGCAGAAGCTCCCGGATCATCCCGAGATCCTCCTCCGACAGTGCCGCCATGCGCTGGCCCTTCCCGCTGCCACCTACAGCTTTGCTGCTGGGCGTGCTCTCCTCGGTTCCCGCCGGTTGCTCCTGGCCCCGGAGCGTCGTGTTGCGCGGGTCGCAATCGAGGATGATTTCGAATTTGTCGACGAGCTTATTGAAGAGCGCGATCTGGGCAAGTTGGGCGTTCGGATCGTACCCGTTCGCCAGCACCGCTTCGAACCACGTGATGCGGCCCATCCGGATGTCCTTCAGCGCGGCCTCGGCGTCCTTCACCGGATCGACGGATTCAAACCGTGGCGCCGTCCACTGCGTGGCGTACAGATTGATTGCCGGATCATCGACCACGCGCGCCGGAATCTTGCCCAGCATCACGAGGGTGTCGATCACGCGGCGGCGCACTGGCATGCAGAACATCGGGATCAGTGTCAACCACCGGTAGTTCTCGATGGTGTTCCGAAAACCCAACTGGCCGCCGCGCCAGGAGGAGTAGTTCACCTTCGAGAGATCGCCGGTCATCAACTCGTAGGGCAACCCCAGGCCGGCGGCGATCTCCTCCAGCTCCGTAGTCTTGTATTCCCGGTAGCCGCCCAGCGCCTGCGGATTGTTGAACTTCACGTCCTCGCCAGGCTTGAGGTACGCCGTCATGCCCGGCTGGAAGCTCTCCACCGGGTGTGTCGTCAGCGGATCGTTGCCCTTGAACCCGAGCCACGATCCTTCGATGCCTTCGGGCTGCGTGATCATGGCGACCACGCAGGCCTCGATCTTCTTCCGCACCCGCTCCGCGTCCGCGTAATCGTCGAGGTCGCGAAGCGCCAACATCACCGGCGTCAACCACGGCACGCCGCGAATCTGGCCAGGCCGCAGCACGCGATACGTGTGCAGGATCTGGTCGGCCGGGACCGGCTGGCTGAGGATGCCGCCGCGCGGGTTGAGGACCAACA